CTGCCGGATTCGGATCATTTCTCCGCTGACGGCAGAGCATATTACAAAGTAAATGAAGTCCATATTGAACTCTACACCGATACCAAGGACTTGTCGGTGGAGAGACAGCTGGAGGCCGTGCTTGATAAGCATGGCATTTTTTATGACCGCTCTGAGGTCTGGATCGAGAGCGAGAAACTGTATGAAGTCCTGTATTCGTTTGAAATGGAGGCTTAAGAGCTATGGGAAACAAAGTGAAATACAATTTGAAAAATGTCCATGCGGCAAAGCTGACAGAGTCCGTAGTGGACGGTGTTACAAAATACACCTATGCAGCACCCCAGGCGATTCCTGGTGCAGTCAGCATCAGTCTGGACGCAGAGGGCGATTCCAGTCCGTTCTATGCAGACGGTATCGTGTACTTCCGCTCTGTATCCAACAACGGTTACAGCGGTGATCTGGAGATCGCACTCATTCCTGAGTGGTTCCGCACGGAAATCCTGCAGGAGGTTCTGGATACAAACGGTGTGCTTGTTGAGAAGTCTGATAATGCAGAAAGCGTGAAGTTCGCTCTGCTCTTTGAGTTTGACGGTGATGTTCGTGCCATCCGTCATGTGATGTACAACTGCACGGCATCCCGTCCGTCTATCGAATCTGAGACCAAAGAGGATACGATCGAGCCGGGAACAGAGACCCTGTCCCTTACGGCAGACCCGCGTGAAGATGGTCTTGTAAAGAGTCGTACCGGGGATACAACCGATGCGGAGACCTATCAGAAATGGTACAAGAGTGTATATATTCCCGTGGAAGAATCCAAGGGTTAATGGAGGTGTGAGTGATGATTCAGAAGACAGTTAAAGTTGGTGACAAGGAGGTAGCATTCCGCTCCTCTGCAACAATCCCGCGTTTGTACCGTATCAAATTCAAGCGTGATATTTTCAAAGACCTGTCCAAACTGGAAAAGTCCTATAAGGACAAGACCAGCGAGGGCGGGTCTTTTGAAATTGAGGATTTGGAGATCTTCGAGAATGTGGCCTATATCATGGCTTTCCATGCAGACCGCACGATTCCGGACAATATTGACGACTGGCTCGATCAGTTTGAGATGTTCTCTATTTATGAGGTGCTGCCGGAGATTCTGGAACTCTGGGGAACCAACCTTATTACAGATGTACAGTCTAAAAAAAACTTAGCCGCAGTAGCCGGGAAATGACAACGCCGTTATTCCTCCTGCGCTGTACGGAAATCGGCATCAGTATTGCTGACCTTGACCTTCTTACTATTGGTCTTGTGATGGATATGTGGACGGAGAAAGGCAATGACAGTGCCAAGTACAGCAGTACCGTAATTGCCGGGCAGGAGGAATTTGACAAATTTTAATCCATAGCATCCTATTGACTTTTATGCTTATTTCTTATTGAACAATAAGCATGAAAGTCATCGGAAGTAACGGTTACTAATAAAAAACAAATTCAAAAAAGGTAACCGATTTGTTGACTTTTGCGTTTGATGTGGCTATAATATAGTTGAGGGAACTAGCTGAACTCAGAAATGGAGGAATGAACTATGGTAGATATGAACATGGTAATCGCTGAGAACATTCTATACATGCTCAAACGTCAAAACAAAAAACAAACAGAGCTTGCTGATTCAATTGGTACAAATAAGCAGACAATCAATAAGATGCTGAATGGGTCCAGAATGATTAATGCGATTGAACTTAAAAGGATAGCAGATTTCTTTGGTGTTAAAATGGAGGAACTTACCAGAATCCCAAAGACGCCTGTTGAAAGCGATATTGTTCATGTTTTCATGGGAAAGGTTGATTCTGAACAGGCAAGAACGGCGCTGAAAACTGCTGATATGTTGTCTGATATGATCTTGTTTCACAAGAGAGTCAGAGAAAACGGAGCATCAATGATGGAGGTGTGGGATTCATAATGGGCGACATTTTGACGGAAAGCTTATATTCAAAACAGAATAAGCGGTTCGAAAATATAAGAGTCTGCGCAAAGTCATTTGCTGCAAATTATTGTGGAAATGTAATCATACGTGATTCCATCTTTGGGATTGTATCTAATTATGCACGTAAAAAGGAGCTTCCTTTTGAAGTCCTTCGTTATCCATTCCGTGATGATGAATTGTGGGCATTTACATTTGTAAAAAAGGGAACGGTTTTTCTGTGTGTGAATTCTGATTTGCCGTTATGCAAGCAGTTCTTTGCAACAGCACATGAGCTGTATCATATTTACTGTTATGCGGAAGATACGAATCCCAGCACGATTGATGGAGGTTCGGTTTTGGACTCCAAAACAGCAGATGATGTTGCTGTGACTCAGGAGGATCTGGAAGCAAATGCATTTGCCGGACTGCTTCTGATGCCGGATGCTCTTTTATCTGAGCAGATCACGGTATATGATATTGCAAAAGAATCGGTTGGCGTTGATGATGTTCTGCTGATGATGGACCTGTTTGCTATCCCGTATAAAGCGGCGGTTCTTAGATTAATGGAGTGTGGAATCATTTCAAAACAGAAAGCACAGGGGTTGCTGGCGGTTGATTCCGGAACAGTTCAAAAGAGAATCGACTTGCTTGGAAGAGCAAAACAGTGGCAAAAGAGTAATGATCTAGTCTATTTTGGAACATTGAACGACAATTTGGATTTCAATATTCAGGAAGGCTATTTGACCGAAGAACGAGAAAAATCAGATCAGGAATTACTCGACAGTTTAAAGATGCGTTTTTTGCGTGAAAGTTAAGGTGAAGCGTATGAGAGAGAAAAAATACGCCCTGCTGGATACGGATTTCATTTCAAAGACGCACTTAATCCGTAAAGATGAAGATAATAAGCTGATCGAGAGGATGTTACAACTGCCGGATTATGAGTTCTATTGCCATGAGCAGATTAAAATAGAATTGCTTCGGCACAATATTGCCGGATCACCGGAGTGGCTGATAGAACAGATCACCAATAGCAAAGTGTCTTGTTATGACGATAAACGTATTCTTTCTGAGTTGGCAGAGATATATGGAGATAGTGCACCTGCAATGTATGCGCAGATGCTTAGGACGGCATGCGAGGCTTACCGCACTGGATATTTTGCAGAACAGTTTGTAAATATAGCGTCACTTGACTATACGGCAATCGATAAAGACTCCTTTTTGGTTGTCCTTGATCAAGAATGTAATGCTTTGGGTGAGGACCATAACCTTGGAGAACTAAAGTCATATGTACTATTACAGTTCTTGAATTTATCCTTTGGGCAACAAATTTATGTATTTTGTTCTGATGATAGGAATGCCAGAAACGGCATAATAAGCATTGGCGGAACCCGATGCATTAGTGTTCTTTCGTTATTTTTGAGATTAAAGAAGGAATGCGGTTTTGAAAAAGAGGAAGCAGAGCCCTATATTCAATCCTATCTTGCGTTCCTGCAGAACAGTAAACAGACGACTTTCAGGATACAAAATGGACCGAGAGCCAGTCAAATTGTTAAAACACCATGCAGCCAAGTATTTGAAGAATTGTATGCTGGAAAATTAGAAGAACTTAAAAACGGAAATCTGAAATATATCTAAATATTAGAAAGCAAAACAGGATCGTGTAGAAATACATGGTCCTTTTTTCATGCTTTTTTGCGAGGAGGTGGAACGAACATGGCGAGCAGAATCAAAGGTATCACCGTTGAAATCGGCGGTGATACCACTGGCTTACAGACTGCGCTGAAGGAAGTGAATTCTTCCATAAAAACTACGCAGTCCTCATTGAAAGATGTAAATAAGCTGCTGAAACTCGATCCGACTAATACGGAACTGCTCTCACAGAAGCAGAAACTGCTGAAGGAAGCCATATCCGCCACATCCGAGAAACTGGAAGCCTTAAAAACGGCACAGGAACAGGCAAAGCAGCAGCTGGAGAACGGTGACCTCGGTCAGGACAAGTACGATGCCCTTCAGCGTGAGATCATAGAGACCGAACAGGAACTGAAGCGTCTGCAGGAGCAGGCGATTGAGTCAAATGCTACATTGGCAAAGATTGAAGAAATCGGAGGAAAGCTGGAAACAGTCGGCAATAAAATATCCGGTGTCGGACAGAAACTGCTCCCGGTTACAGCCGGGGTAGCGGCACTTGGAACAGCCGCTGTAAAGACCACCTCCGACTTCGATTCTTCCATGAGCCAGGTACAGGCCACCATGGGCATCACGAAAGACGCTGTGTCTGATTTAAACGGAGAGTCTGTGAATACAGTTGAGGCACTCCGCAGTCTGGCAAAGCAGATGGGTTCAGAGACTGCATTCAGTGCAAGCGAATGTGCGGATGCAATGAACTACCTGGCACTTGCCGGATATGACACACAGGAAATCTACGATACACTCCCGACCGTTTTAAA